GTGCTAGGGGAGACAGAATGTTAGTATATTGTACTTGTAGAGTATGTGGAATGCAGACAGCATTACACGGCACTATGGGTCTTTATTAAATCTCAAGTTGGCGAGGCTACATAAACAGGTGGTAGCCCAAAACCATAACCGATATGCACAGATAGAGTGAGGCTCAAAGTATAAATGAGATTTCTGATAATACATAGAGCATTAACAAGTTGGATAAGCCAATAAAAAACTAAGGAGAAAATAACATGACAATATGGGCTACTGAATACAGACCTACTCTTAGTGAGATAGTAGGCCAAAACGAAGTTATTAATGAGATAACTTCTTTACAACACTTTATCTTTTATAGCCCACAAGCAGGTACAGGCAAAACTAGCCTTGCTTTGGCTATGGCTAAGGATTTAGGTTGGCCTATTCATGTATTCAACGCTAGTAGTAAAAAGACTAGGGGTATTGATTTCGTAGAAGAAGAGTTGTTGCCTATGTCTAGGACAGGCAACCAAAATCAATTCTTCCTTCTCGATGAAGCAGACCAATTGACACCTGCTGCACAATCAGCATTAAAGGGTGTTATAGAAAACTCACAGGGTTATTTTATCCTTACTTGTAATGATTTGAGTAAGGTTAGTAAGTGGCTACAATCTAGGTGTAGAGTTTTAAGGTTCAACCCTATCTCTAAAGACGACATAGTAAAAAGATTATCTATGATAGCAGGTAAAACAGGTACGGTTATTACGGAAGGCCAATTGAATCTGATTGCTGATGCACATGAAGGAGACTTAAGAAATAGTATCAATGCTCTACAGGCGTTTTCTGTACACCCCGAACCGGAAGGGTTCATCAACGGCCTTGTTTCACAGGGTCTTGACGCTAAACATTTTCTCACGTTATGTTTCCGTGAGAATGATTATAATTTAGCCTTAAAAGAAACATACGGAATACCACCTAGAGAAGTGGTAAAAACAGTATTCGACTACGCTATTACATCTACCGCAAAAGTAGATAGTATAATGCGTATCGTAGATGCCGCAGCAATAACCGAAAGGGATTTGATACACGGTGTAGAGGAAAATATAGCCATAGCAAACTTTGTCCGTTTGTGTATGGAAGGATATACAAAAACTTTATATCCGTAAGAAAATAGGACTAGAAATACAAACAGAGGAAACCAATATGGATGAAACGATGATTAATAACGTAGCAAAAACAGTAAATGTGGCCGCAGACACCCTGCGTAGTAAGGCTGAATCAGTCTTAGCAGAACAGGGTGCGGCTTGGAAAAACGCAGGTAAGTCTGACGATGACTGCGGTATTCTTGCACTAAGAGTAGCAGCAAGAATGATTAGTACGGAAAATGCGAGACTATCTCGTTCCGGTGCAACAAAGTATGAAGGTATGTTTATTGCCGTTCCACGCCCTAAAGAATGGGGTAAAATACTATACAATAAAATGTCCGGCCAATTAAGAGCCGCTACAGAAGATGTACGAAACGTATTGGTTGAATCCGGTGCTGTTGTTCTCTTTGAGAATAACCATGATGGTACTTATACTAGACACGCTAGAGAAGATTTCTACGGTGTAGAGACTGCTGACGTATCAGAATTACCACGACATACACAAAAACTAGATGAGAATACACACTTCTTCGTAGTATGGGATAAGAACAATAAGACTTTCCCATCCGGTGATGCTAACTTTAAGTATGGCCGACCTAGACCACAAGACGAAAGAGAAAGGACTATGTTATTCTTAGGTCGTAAACAAGGTACTACTGATGAAGTAAAGGCACTTACTGTTAAGGCAACACAAAAAGGTGCAGATGTGCAATACCCTACCTTTACAACGGGTACTATCGCATTAAGACCTGCTGCTAACGGCACTACTGCTTACGCTAAGGATGGCGTATCAGTCTTTGAATCAGATGCAGAAGTAGCATTTATCTTTTCAGCAGACCCATTGACACTTGTACCGCAGATTATCGGTCAAGAGAATATGATTTCCGGTTTAGACAAACTAGGACAATACTACGACACACATAACGGAAATGCGGGTTGGTGGGATAGAACCCTCGCTACTGTAGCAGAAGTTATACACATAGACCCTAGAGATAATGGCGGATATGTTTTAGTATGTGCTGATTTAGATATTGCTTCTACGGCAGCCACCGTAGATGTTTACATTCCAAGTGAACAAGATTCACTTGTGGACTTCGCTGTTGGTACTAAAGTACTACTTCATGGTCAGGCATGGCGAACAAAAGAAGGAGAAGATAGAATGTCTATCTCCGGTTGGTATGCCTTTGACAAAATAGCAGTCATGGATGAAGTAGTTTCTACTAACGATGGGTGGGATGAGTGAAGGCTTTAGGTCATTACGTCTTTCTCCATAACACCATACAGGAAACTGTCGGTGGACTCATTCTTGAAGGCCATCTACAAGTCCTATCCGTAGGCGGTTTAGTACCTCTTGTAATAGAAGAGGGCTATTCCGTCATGGTGGATGAGACAAAGGTTATTCCTTTTGACAATGAAGTTAGTGCTATACATTGGGAACACATACTAGGATATTATTGAGGTATAAATATGGAAAATATATTACATGGAGAAGATGCAAGAGACAAATTACTCTTAGGGGTAAACAAAGTCGCTGATGCAATCAAAGGCACACTAGGTGCAAATGCAGGTACAGTAATAATACAGAACCCTGCGGGACTACCCTTAATTCTTAATGATGGTGTATCTATCACTAAGTCTATTACCGACCCCGACCCTTATATTCAGATGGGAATTAATCTCATGCAAGAAGTGGCTCACGAAGCACAAAGTAAATCGGGAGATGGTACTACTACTGCTACTATCTTAGCACAGGCATTATGTAATACAATGGCTGATGATGATACAGATAATATTAAGATAAAAGAAACTCTTAGTAATATGTGTAAGTTTATAGTAGATGAATTAAAAGACATGGCTACTGATGTTAATGACGATGACTTACTAGATGTATGTATTGTCGCATCTAATAATGATGTAGAATTAGGTAGGTTGATACACCAAGCACTTTTGGCTGTAGGTGAAGAAGGTAATGTGATAATAGAAAGTAATTCTGATAACAGTACCACATGGTCTTTAACAGAAGGTCTTGTTATGGATGGTGGGTATGTAAACAAACTCATGGCTAATGCAGATAGAGAGAAGTGTATTTATGATAATGCCTCTATACTTTTAACGCAAGAGAAAATAGATACCTTTAATCACATAGTACCTGCACTAGAATTATCTATGAAAGCGGGTAAACCTTTAGTGATAGTTTGCCATGATTACAACCCAAGCATACTACCTAACTTACTTGTTAATATTATGCAGGGGAAACTAAATGTCTGTATAATTAAGACAGCAGGTTTCGGTGATACACAAGACCATTGGCTTCAAGATATAGAAGCAAAATGTGGTGGTAAAGTATTCAACTCGTTTGACAGTATTATTAAGGTAAAAGAACATGAGTTAGGTATGTGTGATAAAGTAGAGATAACTCCTACTACGTCTACTTTCATTAAGGATGGTGTGGATGAGGATTACATAGATAATCTTACCACAATACTAACTCAAGTAGAAACTGATTTTGAGCGTGAGATAGTTGAGAATAGAATCGCTAGGCTTACTTCGGGTATTGCATCTATCAAGGTAGGTGGAATTACCGACATAGAACAAAGGGAACGTAGAGAACGTGTAGACGATGCTGTCAATGCCGCTACTCTTGCTAGAAAGCAAGGGATAGTAAGTGGTGGTGGTGTAGCACTTAAGGATATTTGGTGGAAAACTCATGGGACTGTTGATGAGATAGATGGCGCAAAGTACTTTGATGCAATCCTAGCACCTATCAAACAGATTTTATCTAATAGCGGTCAGCCTACTTCAAATCTTGCTTACGCTAAATCAAAAGGCGAAGGTTATAACGCAGTTTCAAGAAAATATGGAAACTTAAGAAGAAGTGGTATTATTGACCCTGTTGGTGTAAGTATCAACGCTGTTGAATCCGCTTTCTCTATCGCTATACTACTACTTACTACTGATTGTGCTATAATCGCACCACAGGAGTAAACTATATAACCGTAAGAAAATGAGGTATTAATATGACATGGGGAACGCAAGCACCACAAGGAGTGGTGTATAACGAAGAATACTACCGTAATATCTTCAAGAACAACAAATCACAATCAGTTGATTTGCGTATGGGATTGGTAGGTTGGGAAAACACCGCTAAGACAGGACTAGCATTATCTATGATGGATGCAGAAATTAAAGCAGGTAAAAAGGTAGCAGTATTTGATGTAGATAATTCAGCAAAATCTACCGTAGATTATATCTATCCCGATGCAGAAAACATTATGGTAATACCACTACACGATGAAACAGATGACTCTATCTTTGATGCAGAAAACAATGTAGATTACAAAGCATTAGTAGATAAGACTAATTGGTTTGTTAATATTCTAGCAGAAGAGGTAGCAGCAAACCCCGATGATTGGGCGGGTGTAGTATTCGATGGCGGTTCGACATTCCTAAAGTGGTGTGAACACGCTATGAGAGCGTCATTACTAAGTCGTGGTATCATTGAAACAGAAGATGGTACTTTTAACCAAAAAGAATGGCGAGAACGTAATCGTATGAACAGAAATGTTCTAACTAGGATTCACGCTTTGCCTGTACCTAAAGTATTCTTTACCTTCCACCTAAAACCTGTACAGCAGTATATGGATGACGGCACAGGTAAGAAAGTACTAATGACAGTCGGTGATAGACCCGATTGGGACAAAGGTACTATGCGTAAGTTTTCGCAACAGATTTTCCTAAATAGATACATGAAAAAGGCAGACGTAGCCGCAGGTGTTAAGGGTGATAAAACCTTAGCCGATGGTGAGTGGGCTATCAAAGGTACTATTGAGGAAATGAAAGGTAAGAACATGGAGTATGTAGGTACAACACATACTATTTTGACGGTGAAAAGCGGGAAGGTAGAGTGGACAGGACTACCTTTCTTAAATGAGTGAGGCGATAATATGCAATCTATCGTAGATACACAATCATTGATATGGTTGCTAAAGTGTACACAACGTAGACAAACCATTTCCGGTAAAAATATACCACAAGTTTCGGCTTGTATGTTGAATGCCGTAGGTGGTAGAATGTCTACTTGTTCTCTCACTAAAGATGGTGTATCATCTGTAGGTATCTTCTCGATACCGTCTACAGGAGAAACCAAAATACCTGTTAGCGACATAGAGACTATGTTGGGGATATTAAAGTATCATGGAAACGCCTTAACCTTAACTTACGAAAATGATAAGTTAAAACTAAGGTCTAAGTATA